GCCCAGTATTGTTTTTGATTTGCAAAAGCTTTAGCCGCTTGAATAGGGTTGTTGTCAGTGTAGTTTATATAGTTTAATAAAGATATAGTTTGAAGTACAGCTGATTTTGTGTTAAAAAACATTATAGCACCAACAGATCCAGCTAACCAATTCATAAATCTGTTTGTAGCAGCGTCTGTTCCTTTAGGTCTATTTTTACCGTTTTCCATCCTATAAAGAATGTCTTCAAGAGATTGTCTGTATGTAGTTCCAAACAATGCTTCAAGTTTGTTTAAGTTTTCCTCGGTAAATAGCTCTTTAATATTTTTTGACCACTCTTGTAGAAACTCACCTCTTCTAATGTCGTTTACAGCTTCTTGCACGTCCGACGCTATACTACCAGCTGTCCATGATTCACCTGGCTTAACGTACCCGTCTTTTAATTTTACTATAAGCTTAACGTCCATAGCAAACTTTATTAGTCCCATGTTTTTAACTACAACGTCTCTTAGCTCTCTTACTTCTTTTTTTGACAAACCAGGTATTTCTTGACCAGTCATATCCCACAAAAACACTCTAATAGCATCATCATAAGTGTAATCCATGCCTGGTATTTTTTTACCTAGCTTTTTAACTACATCTTTATGTTTTTTTCTAATGTTGTTCCAATCGTTTATTAACGACTGTCTAGCCATATCTAGCTCTCTACTAGCTCTAGCAAAAGGATCTATTAAGTTTTTCTTTAAAAACTGAAAGTCTTGTTCTCCTTGTCTGCCTTTGCCAATCATATAGTATATTAGTCCTACAAAGTCATCAGCGCTTGGAGGAACAAACAGTTGAAATTTATTTTTATCCTTACCTCTCTTTACAGCTCTTGCTCTAGAAAATGTTTCGTCAAAAGGAACACCAGTTTTTCTTTCTAGTATCTTATTAAAGTCTACGCTTTTTCTATTACTAGCTTTTATTTTGGCTTGTTGCACGTCAGACTTTATGTCAAACTGCTCTAATACGTCTTTAACAACTTGAACATTAGCTAAAGCATCGTCCGCAAAATAAATATCATTATATCCATCAGCAACCTTGTCTACTATCCAAAGAGCTTTTGCTTGCGGAGTAGAGTTTGCTAGTCCAGTTATATTCTCTAATGGTATGTCTAAACCTAAACTGTCTAAAAACTGCTTAATAGGACCAGCAGCGTCGGCAGGTCTTGCTGTTAATATAAAGTTATCTTTATTTCCAAACTTTTTAATTCTGTCAATAGCTTTTTTGAAGAAAGGCCCAGGCGTACCATCTGTTACTTTGCTAAACTCTGAAAAGTCAAACACATATCCCTTTGACAATAGATCAGCTCCTTTCTTAGCAAAGTCTTCTGCATTAAGTTTTCCCTTCTTGCCGTTAGGATCAGTGAAAAGTACATTAGATTTAGTCTGAGCTAGGGTGTCATCAAAGTCCCATATACTAATACCTTTGGCTTTAGTATTTTTATCTACTAGCCTAGCGTTCATTGCCGCTTTTTGAAGGTTTCTGTTAGAAGATTTTGAGCCGTACTTGACTGAATCATTATTTAAAGCTTCAACGAACTTGGCCATATCTTTCTTGTTAGAAAGATTTAGTGTTGACTTGCTAAAGTTTTTAGAATCTATTTGAGGTTCTATTTTACCTGTAACTCTGTGCGTGTCGCCTTTTGTTTTTCTAGCATCACCAACAATTAGTCTAGCGCCTAAGTATAATTTTTGATTTGACTTTAGCTCAGGTATATTTAAAGCTTCGGCTACTCTCATTGTTATTTCCCTTAGCTTAGGCTTTATGTTGTCAGACAGCATATAGAATAAGCCAGCGTCACCTATGTTTATAAACGTCTCTGGTAAACTTTTTGCGTTGTAGTGCGCTGCAATGTAGGCAGCTGTAATCTCAACACGCATATCCTTCAAGAACATGTGTGAAATCAGCTTTAATTTATTAGCGTCATCAGTGCTTACGCCTTGGTTTTCATTGTCAAAGCTAATGTCTGAGTCATTAAACAACTGCAAAAGCCTTTCTTTCATTTTATTTTGAAGATCTTGTTCAGCTTGTGTGTTTTGAGGATTAGGGTTTGAAAAAGAAACTTCAAACTTACCGTTAACAAGCTTAAATGAGGCTGTTTGAGAAACTCCTCTAGCTGTATCCATTTTTATTTCAACACCAACTATAGTGCCGCCGTTATCGTATATAAACGTAAGATCAGGTCTACCTCCTTCTCTAACAACTTTATCAGCGGAAATAGCAGAGCTTTCTTGCATTACGTCATTAGCTAAAGAAATAAAATGCTGTTCATACATCTTGTAAACAGGCTGTGTTGTAAAACCTTTTCTTTTTAGGTCTCTTATCTTAACTAACAAGTCTTGCAATATAGCCGTGTCTGAAAGTCTTTCGTATCTTCTTTCTAAGAACGCTTCAAGAGCTACTATTTGGTTTTTATCGTTATTGTCAATTTGACTTTCCTTAAGCTCACCGTTTATTAATTTTTGAAGATAACTTTGAGCAGCGACGCTTATATCTCCACCTTTCTTTAGCGCTTTTTGTGTTTTATTAAATTTGCCTGCAGTTTTTCTATCTGAAAACATTAACCTAGGCTCTCTATTAATCATCCTAGATAGCTCGTTTATTTGAACCTTACCAAACTCAGCATTATCTATTAAACTTCTGTAATCTGCAACCTCGGGCATTCTAGCGATCTCTGGTAAAGCGTCTTGAGCTAACTCAAAAGCAAATCTTCTAGCCAATGTATCTTTTCTAGTACCTTTCAAGCCACTACGCTTACCGGTCTTAGGATTTATAGGTGGTGCATCAAAAAACTTAACTACGTTGTCAAGATTTATATTGTTTTTCTTTCTGTAAAGATTAACAGCTTGTCCTTTGTCTATTTTAGTTAAAGCCTCTTTGTCTAATAGTCCTTGATCTACAGCTTTTTGAACATCTTCTTTTGACGTAAGCTTTTTGTCAAACTCAGTAAACATACGATCAGCATCGTCTTTAACCTCTCTTTCTAAAGCAACTAAGTGCTTAGTGGGTAGATTAGCTATTTCAGAAGCGTTTTCTATTATAAAGTCATCGTAAGCTTTTTTAGTACCTAAAGCATTTTTTATAAGCTTAAATAATCTTGCGTCTAAAGACTTTTCTAAATTAGCTAAAAACTTATCGCTAGATAAAGGTGTTCTTTCAGACACAAATATTCTTCTTACTTCTACTAGTATAGTGTTTACAATAGACTCAGAGTTAGCTCTTTCACCTAATATAGGTTGTCCTTTTAGTGTTAGTCTTTTTCTGAGCTTAGAAAATATGCCGGCTTCTCCTTTGTCTTCTTTTATTTTTTTATCTTGTTGAGCTTGAGCAGATAAATCTTCTGTTTCTAAGTCTTGTAAGCCAGAATCTTCTTTGTCTTGTATGTTGTCAGCCATAGACTTTCCGCCCGCAGACTCTTGCTCCTTGTCTAACGACTTAGTATCAACTCTTTTCTTACCAGCTTTAGCAACGTCACCAGTTCTAAATATTATTCTTTGATTTATAAAACCAGAAAGTCCAAACTTACCTTGTGTTGTTGTTTCTTTGTCTGGATTAAAGTTTAGTATTTCTGTAGTAAGCCTTGACTCAACATCTTCTAAAAACTCTTGTAAAGGTATTCCATTAACGTTAGCGTCTTCTGCTTGAATATCTATACCTTGCTTTACAAGTTGGTTTTTAATCAACGTTCTTAGCTTACCTTTAGAAATAAGTTCTTCGTATGCTTTAATGTTAGGACCAGCGTCATACTCTGCCTTAGTCATCTTGCTACCATCAGCTTTTTTACCTAAAGCATCAACTTCAGCTTGTATCTTTTTAGCTTCATCAGAAATCTGTCTGTTAGACGCTGCGGTTTTAGTTTCGTCAGCTCTGTCTACAGCGGCAAAGTCTTTTACTCTTTCACTAAACTTTCCAGTCTCGATGTCTTGATTATATTGCTTTAAGAAATTGTACACCTGTTTACCATTAGTAAACTCTCCCTTGAACTTACCTTTAAATATAGGTGACTTTCTAAGAAACTCTTGTAGTATAAGACCTAACTTACTAAATAATCCCTCGTCAAAAGCAATTTCATTGTCTCTTATACCTTGAGCAAACACTGTAAATATTTCTTCTGCCTTATTAGTTTTGAAAAAGCTATCATCAACAGTGTCTACATTGTAATCATCTTTAAGTCTTTGTGTAACAAATTTTCTTTGTGACTTAGTCATTGTGTTGAAGAAGCCTTTAGCAACTTTAAGCCTAGTAGCTTCATCAAGCTTTGCAAATGAGTTACCTATTATCCTGTGTAGTACCTCGTGAGATGCTGGATTTATAGATTCTATTGCGGCGGCGCGATCTATGTTGATAAACATTTTTTCGCCTAGTATCAAAGCTTCTTGCGTTACCTTGCCGTCAGCGTCTCTACCTATTTCGTTTATGTTACCGCCTGCAGCTACAAAGGCGTCAACCATTTCTTGTTCTGTATCGTAAGATTCTAAGTCAAGACCACCAAGATCTTTACCCATTTCTTTAAGCTTTTCAGATTCGCTTTTTATTAACTTTTTTACGTTGTCTTTTCTACTAAGCTTAATAGCTTCGTTTTGCTGCTCTTTAGTAACGTCAACTTCATTGTCAGCAAACTCGTCTGCTATTGCGTTGATTTTTTCTTTTAACTTGCTTCTTCTTTTATCGTAAGTAGCACCTTTTTTGTCTTTTATTTTATTAAGCTCTTTTTGAAGTTTTATTGCTTCAGCTCTTTTTTTAGGATCGTTAATTCTAGTGTCAACTTCCATGTCAACAGCTACATCGTAAACTCTCTGAGCTAATATGTTGCTAGCAAGCTTATCGTTTTCTATTTTAAACAAAGGCATTTGTTCGTAGAGCTCTGTGTCTGACAAGCTGTTTACATATTTAAAAAATTCTTTAGCAGACATTTTTCCACTATCACCTTCTTTGCCGTTTATACTGTAAGTGGCAGGACCTTTGTAAAGGTTGTATGCGAGGCTCACTGGCGCCATAGTTTTATCTATAAAACCTTCTTCAAGTATAGCTGTAATATCTAAGTCTTGTTCACCTGCTATTTGCCCAGCCAATTCACTGGTTAAACCCATACCTGTTTCAAGCGCACTTCCTGCTAAATATCCTGACGTTCTGCTTCTAGTTGGTATACCACGCTTAGTAACGCCCCTACCTTTTCTAATAGCTCCTTTCATGAATAGACCAGTAAAACCATCTATTGTTCCAATAGTGTTACCTCTTCTTACAGCTCTCTTTCTAATATCGCTAAACACTTCTTCATCTTCCATTATGGCTCTAACGTCTTCTACCGTAGCGTCTTTAGAGCTTATACCTTTTTCTAAAAGCTCTTCGGTAATAAGCTCTGCCAGCGTAAGTTGAACTTCTAGCGCTTGGCTTATGCCGGCGTAACCTCCTGAAAGCGCCATTATAGGTATTGAAGCTATTTCTTCTGGCAAAAACGCTTGAGGTCCAAGTTGACCTGCTGCAGTAGCCGTAACGGCTCCTATACCAGCTCCTTTAGCAGCTTGTGCTCTACCTCTTTCTGTTGCAAGAGCGCCAAGCTGAAGACTTGTGCTTTGGGCAAACTTTTGAACACTACCTTCGGAAATTAACGTCATAAAAAACGCAGCTGTTTTACCGTATTTTTCAGCTAGTAGCTCCCTTTTAAAATCTTGCTTAAGTATTTCATCAGTCATGCCGATGTCTGGATTCTTGTTAAACTCAAGAACTTGTTGAATATCCTCGTCTGTTGCTGTACCTTTCTTGATTCTACTTATTGGATCTAGTAGCTTAGCTCTTTGCACACTACCAGTAAAGATATTCCCAATGTCATCTATAGCGTCTAAAATACCTGTCATTGCCCAAACACCAGCATCTTTAACAGAAGAAATATCTTCTTTTTCTTCAACAGGGTCTATCTGTGGAAACAAGTTTTCCATAAGGCTGTCAGACGACTCTACGCTTTTTTCTTTAAGACCTTTGCCTAAAAGAAACTCATAGCCCTCTGTGAAAGACATGTTGTTTTCTTGAGCATAATTTTTTATGTCTTGTGATGTTAGCTCTACGCCGTTTAGTTCAAACATATATTAATAGTTTATTTTTTGTTTAACGCGTCATCCACCTTATTAGATGAAGATTTTTTGCCGTACATTACGTCGTTTAAATGATCTATAACTTGCTGAGGATCAAAGTCGTCACTTCTAATGTAAAAATCTTTACCTTCTATTCTTATTTTTTCTTTAAGATTAAACTCTGAAACATCAATGTCAATATCTGGAAATAAAACTCTTAGTTTATCTACAGCCTCATCGTCGTCGTTGTCATTTTTGCTACCAATTCTCATTTTCTTTCCACCTTCTTTGCTTCCTGGAAAAGCATCTCTAACTCTTTCTTCAAAATTCGGACTCATTTTAGTTTCTGTTGATACAGGATCTTCCGCTCCAGTAAAGTAGTCTAGTACTTTTTTTCTAGCGTCTTGCGGAACACCAATCTCACCCATGAACTCACCAAACCCAACCTCTGCTATTTGAGCTCTATCAGAGTTGTATATTTCTATTTTTTGAGTTTCAGCATTGTATTTTGCATATTGAACTTTTTGGCCGAGTCCAGGTATCTTCATCATTGATCCTCCTGCTAAGTCTGTAAAGAAACTAGCGAAGTCTGTTCCAGCTTTAAAGCCACTGCCTTTACCACCTTTAGTTTTTATGCTTTCGTTGTACCTACCAAACCCTTCAGCGTTAGCTTCTTTCATCATGTCCATAACAAAACCGCTTAACCACTCTGTAGGCACGTTTGATTTAAGTTCTTCTAGTTTCATTAAGTATTCGTCACTAGTAAAATCTACGTTACCATCAGCTCCTTTAGGTATGTTAGCATAATCTGCGTTACCTAAAGACACTTGCTCGTTTATGTATTGATAAGAAGGATTTGTGCTTAAGTCGTTTTCGTAACCAGGAACTCCACCTATAAATAAATCAGCTGCTGCTTTTTTGTCTAACAGTATGTTGTTTACGTTTTTTAAAACCATTCTAGAGTTTAAGTCAGCAGGATTTCCGTTTTCATCAAAAGTAAATTCTAACCCTTTTCCACCAGCTTTTGCGCTAGCATCTAAAGCAGTGTAAAGTGCGTCTGTTGCGCCTGAAGCTCTAGTATCAACGCCGCTTAAGTCATTTATGTTTATTCTTTTTCCAGCAGCATCGGTGTAAAATATACCATCAGTAGTGTACTCTAAATTTTTATAAGCTTCTTTACCTATTATTTCTTTATAAGTGTTTTGATCAATGCCTGTCATAGCCGGAGACCAATTGCCAACATTGTTAGCCGCGTCTTCTCTTGTTTTAGAAAAGTTTTCTAAAGATTCTTTAGTAGAAGCAAAAGAGTTTTTTATTTTTTCTAGCTCTCTAGTAGCGTTTAAATATTCTTCGCTAGTAGGTCTGTTAGAGTATTTACCTGCTGTCTTTGAGAGCTCAGCGTATCTATCTTTACTTTCTCTAAGAAAGTTTGTTAGAAGCTCTCTACCTTCTACTGGAACAATCTCAGCCGAAAAGTCTTCTGGCATATTATTTAAAAAAGCAACAGTAGTATCGTTTGCTAGTTGAAATCTTTGGTTTAATATTTCTACGCTTTTGTCAAGCATAGCTCCATAGTCTATTACCGAAGCCGCTTTAGCTTTGTTGATAGCGGCATTACCCGCTAGTAGTGCGTTTGTTTTTGCCATAGTTGTTATCCTGTTATGCCTCCAAGCGTTAAATTAGGGGTAAAACCTATACTTGAGCCTTGGTTTTGCTCATCAAATATACTTTTAAGTTGACCGCTGTTTAAGTGTCTAAAGTTTGGATCTTCGTTAAGATCTTGAAACGTCATGTTATTATATAATGGTCCTGTTTCGTTTAACATATTTGGATTATTCATGCCAAACGTTTGACCGCTTCTAGTAGCGCTTGCAACATCTGCAGCGTCACCATCTATATTACCAACAACTGGATCTGTTATTGTCTTTTCTCCGCCACCAAAACCTCCTTGTGTCGCAAAGCTTGTTACAGAACCTAGTAGATCTCCAACGCCGCTAGTTATTTGAGCGTTAGCATCGTTTAGCATACCTTGTGATGTGGCAACGTTTTGTTGCGATAGTGCAGCTAGCGTTTCTGTTCTTCCAAAGTTTGCTGCTTTTACATTTTGATCAATTTTCACTTGAGCGCCCGCGGCTAATCTTTGGTTAGCGGCTTCTTGGTTAGCGGTGCTTGCTTGTGCAGCTCTAGTGTTAGCAGCACCTTGTCTAGATATAGCCGTAGCTAAAGCAGCAGCTCCAGCTCCTGTTGTACCTGCTTTTAATGACTGTAGTGTGTCAGCCGATTGCTGAGTCATTTGTTCGTTGGCTAGCCTTTGGCTTTCTGTAGATACAGTTAAATCTTCGTAAGGATTTTGTATTCTAAAGTCAAAGTTTTCGTAGGCAGCCATTCTTTTGTCAAGCTCTGCTTGTTGTTTCTTCAAGTCTGCTTGAGCCTTTCTTTTTGCGGCAAAGCCGCTAAATATATCAACACCTGCTTTAACGCCACTCACTATAGCCATAGCGGCTAATGGAGCTAGTTTCATAGGTGATTGTTTTTTATTTGCCATTATGATTTAATTATATCTATTAATAATTACACTTTAAGGTTGTTATTTACTGCTTTCTGTTACGCCTAGCCCAACGCTAAACAGCTCTGCGTATTCGTTAGAATCGTTTACAAACTTGGGTTCTGCATAGTATCCTATTAGCGAACTTAAATTTACAGAGTTATCTTTACTAAAGAATATATAGTCGTTAGCCGTTGGTAGGTCGTATAAGTTATCTGTTTCTACTGTCATAGTATAAGCGTCAAAACCAGTTGTTGTGTCAGCCCCATTAGTAAAAGCGTTAGGAAAAGATGAGGTTATACTATCCATGTTACCTATAAAGTCACTAACAACAGTGTTTCCACTTTCGCCAGCTACATTTTGGGTTACTGTTAGCGTATCGTTTGTCACGGATGTAGTAGACAAAGCACACGTCATAGCGCCGTTAGAAGCAAATTCAACAGCACTTTTAAAATTAGCTGCTCTACCTGCTGCTGTAGCAGAAATAGCAACGCCTATAGCTTTTGCTTGAACGTTGTCAGAAGCTAATATAACACCAGCGTTGATAACTTGATTTTGAGTGTATCCAGAGTCAGCATTGTAATATAAAAAAAACGCTGGAGTCGAAGTGCCGGGAAATTCTGAGTTGTTAGAGTAAGTGACATTACTATTTGCTGAGTATGAAAAATTTATATCACCAGAACTAAAAGTTTCATCTGTAAAAACTATAACATGCGTTGCTTTTACCGCGGCTACACTAGATGAGTTTTGAAAGCCAAAACTTATTATAGTACCCATGTTAATTATGTTATCAATGCTTGAACTAGTGTCAAACCCACCTGTTGCAACCAAGTTGCCGTCATCTATGTAATAAGCGGTGTCGCCTATAGCGGCGCCTGTTAACTGTGGATCTATTGAAAAAAATAATGTTGTTATTGCCATAATTATGTTCTAAATATAGTGTAAGATTTTACTAAGTTTTGATTTGCCCCGTGAACAAGATCAAATTTTAATATCGAACCTGGATTTCCACCAGTTCCAGTAAATTCTATGTTTAGCTTATGATAAATTTCACCAGCAACTGGCGCTAAAATATTTGGGTAAGTACTAATCCAGCTAGTTGTACTGGCGTCAGCTATAAAAGTATAGTCTGCTTCACCGTCATCTTTTTTCCTAACATTAGCTATGTAAGGCACTGGTCCGTTAAAGTTTACCCTAGAGCTCATGTTAACATTTCCTTGGTATTGATGCGAGTATATGCCTAGTATTTCTTCAGATTCATTCATGTTAATTAAGAAGTCGTTGGGTGTTCCAGTGTGAAAATCGTTTGAATTGTGGCCAGAGGGGAAGCCTTGATTTCCCACCCATAAAAATCCTATAGCGCCAGGTATTATTATTTTTCTAGACTGCTGAAACGTATCAGTAGCAGCAGGTCCGTTTATATCAAAGTCAAATGTAGAGTTAGCGTTTACAACTTTAACGTTGATCTCTCTAGTAAATCCATTGAAGTTAGGCTGAATAACAACTTGGCAGTTGTAATCTTGAGTTGTTGGAGTTCCAAAATTTGAGTTTACACTTGATTCAATAAGCCAAGTAGGCGTAGTTTGTTCATATAGCGTGTAGTATAGAAGACCAGCCGGGACGTCTCCCACGGCGTACTCTTCATCAGAATAAATATTTTGCCCGTTTAGCCACTGTCCAAACTGAGGCGTGCCGTTATTAGCAACACTAGAAATGTTTACTATATAGTTTCCGTTACCATCAGTTTCGCTAGCAACAATGTCTTCTGTAGATAAAAACTGAGCGTAAGGTATTGCTGGTTGTTTTATCTTTATTTTACTATCGTATTGCCCGGTGTTATTGAAAGGATGTTTACCTCTAATCTCAAACTCTCTAGTGTCAGGAACAGAGTTTCCTGGTATAATATAGTTGTTTTCAGTAAAGTTAAATTCATACTCGTATTGAGCTAAGTTTATTCCGTAGTAGTTCTGAACAAAGCCAGAGTAATATGGTATTAAGCTAAAGGTACTTACATTAGCTTCTGTAACGTAGTATTCATCACCTCCACTAAACACTGGATTTCCGTTTTCGTCTATACCAGGGCTTTGTAGCCATCCAACTTCGCCATCAATAGGCGTGTAGCTTCCAGCTAGCTGTGCTCCATGTAAAGAAACAGATGGAAAAGACATTGCTCCTTGCCCACCATTTGCAGATAAGTCTTCTTGTATAAATTGATAGTCTTCGTTAGGAATTTTAATAAACAGCTTTTTAAAGCCTCCATTAGCAGATATTTCAACTGTTTCTTCAGGATCAACGTCGTTAAAAAATTGTTCTAGCTCGTCAAAGTTAGGTGAAGTGTTTGAGTTTGGTTGACCACCTATATTGTTTAAGAATCTTAAAGTATTGTTAGTAGAAGAATAAGCCGCTTTTTGAGTAACAACTATAGTGTCTGTTACTGAAGTGTCTTCTGGGTTAGCAACTGTAATAGTTAAAGTTCTGTCTTCTGATGTTTCGTTTTCTGTTAGCATAAGTGCTGCCACAGCATAGGAGCCATTGTTATCTGTAAAGAAAACATTTAAGTTTCCACCTTCTTGTATTATTGGCCCATAATCTGGTATTGGTCCGTTTTGCTGAGCAAAAGGATTTGCAGGATCAGAATATGCTACTGTAAAACTAGCGTCTGATAAAGTAAAGCCAGCTGGAATATTGCAGTCCGCTATGACCTGTAACATGCTTGGCCCGTATGACTCATGATTTAGCTTTGGTCCAGGAACACCTGATCCAAAGGTAAAACCGTTTAAATTGTCGTATAATTCGCTGTAGTCAGGGTTTCCAAATTGATTAATAGTATTTTGTATTTGTATCCCAGCGTTCATTGTGTCTGCTTGCTGTTGTTTTACTGCTAGTATATCATCTGGAGTGTTGGTATTATTTATAGCTGAAAAAAGATGTAGTTCTAGATCTCTAGCGCTTCCAGTGTTTTCTGAAAGAGTAAACTTACACGTGCTAGTGGTAACTTGACCAATTAAAGGTCCGCCAAAGTTTTGCTCTATATAGTTAGTAGCTGTCTGTGGAGTTAGCCAAGTAAGATTGTCGTCTGTAGCTACAACTTTTACAGATGGAGTACCAACATTAGTTACTAGCCCAACGCTGTTAAGTGCGCTGTCGTCGTCAAAAGTAACTGTTGGCATGTTTTCGTTGCTAGCGTCTGGAATATAACTGTTAAATTCGCACTGAACTTGCTGAGAGTTAGTGTATATGTTTATTATATTATCTTGATCAACACCTACGTTTTCGCCTTGGTATGCGTACTGTATTTCTACTCCCTGCGTTATAGCCGCAATAGCGTTAGCTGATCCTGGAGTTTGTTGCTCAAAGTTATAGTTTTCAGCGTCGCTCAAGGGAGTAACAGAGGTGCTTAACAAATTACTTAAAGGGTAAAAGTAGTTAGAGCCACTGCTTGTAGAAAAAGTTAGTAAAGGTGAAAAATTGTTAGCTTGGCTTGAAACGTAAGCTATAACATAGTATGACGCGTAGCCGTTTTCTATTGTTGGCCCTATTATTTGCCCAACAAAATCATCTTGCATTGTTAAAGAAAATGTTTCGCCACCTTGTTGACCTATTCCTTGCCCATAAACGTTTACATATCCTGTCCACAGCGTAGCGGTAACAGCAGCTACAGTGTCTATTTGCAAGCCGTGAGAAACATCTGCAGACAAAGTTTCGCCAGAAAAAGTTATTGTACCAATAACAGTGTTGTCTGCGGTTCCAGCAGTGGCGGAGTCAGAAAAAGAAACGCTTGTAATCCAAGAAGGTAAGCTATTAGTAACACTAAAGTTTGCGGCTCCAACTGCATATCCAGCGTTTGGAGTTATAACAAACGTTGCTGTACTTGGATAAGCAGACTGATTATAAATCTGGTATCCAGTAGAAGACCACTGTGCGTTGTCGGAGTTTGATATACTTACGTTGATGTCATAGCCTTCGCTAAAACCAACGGTATCTGATGTTGAGTCAGCGCTTAGCTCACCTATACCTTGCATGTTTATCTCGTTAAAGTCTAAGTTGCTAGTAACATCTCCGTCAGCAAGGTTTGTGTGAGAAGTAGATATTCCTTTTATGTAATTAAACCATTTGTTTTCTTTGTCAATAAACTCGTCAACATGTCCTTCTTGTAAGTCTGTTGTTATAGATTCAACATACCATCCGTTTTTAGCAATAGCGTTGTAGTACTCTCCATCATTGTAAGTAACGCCGTCAACAACTTCGTTTGTAAACTTAATAACTTTACTTTGAGTACCTTCGTAGCTTACAGTGTCAAAGTGTTTTACGGTACCGCTAGAGTCGTTAAATATAGGTGTTATAGTTGATTTGTATTGTGAAGAATAAAAGTTGTTGTAAGCAGCAACTTTAGAGTTCGCGTGATGCAAGTGCATCTTGCTATTTTTAAACGTGTAGTAATCATTGCTTAAGGAAACACCAGATTCTTTTATCCAAGATTTAAAGCTTATCCATCCTTTTGCGTTTTCACTGTAAGAAAGCGTATATACATTTTTATTAGCAGGAGAAGAAGCGTTGTAAGTGTGTATCGTCAAGTTGTACTCTTCTTTTCTTCCGTCATAGCTACCAACACACACAACAGAGTCTTTTAAGTTGTCTCTAAACCAGTCTTTCATACCAAAGTCTGATATAGGGCTTATACCATCTCTAGACAGTCTTAAAACTGCTCCTCTGTCTTTATCAACAAAGTAAGATCTAAACTCGTCTACAGCAAAAGATTCTGGGTTTTTAGAAATACCATAATCAGCGGTAAAAGGTACTGCTTGACCTAAAACGTTTGTTGAAGATAGTAACTGAGAGTTTCCATCAGCATTAAATAGTGCGTCTTTGTTTGCTAGTATTTTTAAAACTTTGTTTTCGCAAAAAGCAATTACATCTGTGTTTCTAGTAAATAGCCTTTGTATGCCACCATACTTTGAGCTTAATCTTTTTACAATATTTTCTGCCATTAAAAACTCGTTAGTTCTATTTAAGCCTCCAACTTTGTTTTTTATTTGAGAAAATATTATATCATTTTTCTTGTGATTTCTTTTGTAATCATCATCAGGTAAAGAAGCTTTAAAACCACTTGTTTTACCAGCACTAGTGTAAGGATATATTACATTAGCATTAAAGTCATCTCTAACTCTATCAGACTCTACTCCGTTTCCAAAAGTAAAGCAATTAAAAAAGTTTAATAAGTGCTTACTAGAAAAGTTAGACTGAGAAGTCTTATGAGTAAAAGGATATATCTTTATAGTGTTACCAGCTAAGTTAAAACCTGTTGCAGCCAATATATAGTAGCTACCGTCTGGTCTAGTAAACCTAAGCGTCTTATTAGCACTATTTCCAGCGTTAAGAGAGTAGTTAAAGTTTTCTTGAAGAGTTACAATAACAGAGCCAGACTCGTTAAACTGAACGTTGCTTTGACCCAGAGAGTAAGCAGATTGTTCACCAGCAACAACAGCTGGGTTTTGCAAGCTCCAGTTATTAAATTCGTTTTGACTCCAACCTTCTTCAAGAGTAATTACATCACCAGCTTTTATAAGCGTGCTAGCATTGTTTTTGTCTAAGTAAATTGGAAAAGCTTGGCTTACTTCATAAAACAAGTCTATGTCTACGGGTGTAGTTGTTACGACTTCAAATACAGCGCCACTGTTTACGTTTTCATCGTTTGTAATAGAGTCTCCGTCACCTATGTTTAATACAAAGTTATTGTCTGTTTCTATTTTTACAAAAAACTTTCCATTTACGTCATCAAAAGTAGCACCTAAAGCATCTAAGTCTAAACCACCAACACTTATTTCTTGATTACCATCTGCGTCATCATCCGCATCAATAGTAGCGTTACCAATAATATCTAACACTCTATACTTAGCGCTAACGTCTAAAACAGCAGTTGTATTACCGTGTTGTTTCTTGTGTATTAAATAACTTCCTTTAGAAACTTTATTTCTATCAGCAGAATTAAAAGCTAGCCAAACAAAGTTTATGTTTCCATCAGCGTCGCCTTCATCATCTAAACCACCAGTGCTGTATGCTTTGTAAAGAACAATATTGTGGTATTCTTCGGCTATTTCTTTTAAATAAAACTTATAGTGCTTAGCCCAATAAGGTGCTTTGTTTTGTATTTTAGCAAAAATTCTATTTTGAGTATTGCTAGATTCTTTGGTAATTTTAAAACCTTTGCTATTTCCTATTAGCACAGAAGATTCTCTACCGTACTCATCTGAATAAACTACACCAACTTGGTATTCTCTATCAGACTTTACAGAACTTTTAGCTTGTGCGCCAATAAAAGTGTCTACTTCCGCAGGAGAACTTGTTACTGCAAAGTAAGAGTTGTTCAATATTGGCAAGCTAAGAAAATTAGCCGCAAGACCTTCGCCTGCATATATCGCACCAGAAGGTACGTTATAGTAAGCATCGTTATTAAGACTTAGTATTTTGTGCGAGCCTATAAATCCAGCTGCAACTTTTTCTCCAGCGTTTAAATATACTGTTTTTTCAAAAGAAAAACTTTGAAGTGGGCCTGTTCCGTTATTGAGATGATTTATGGTAGTGTTTAAATTGTTGCCGCTTACAGCTTCAATATGTAGTATGTTTGGGTTGGCTTCATTTATAGTAACAGAGTTATAATCGCCGTTATCGCCGTGTAGGTTTTCATGATCTAGCCACTCGCCGCTGCTGTTTGTTCTTGCCAGCCCAAAAAATAATCCTCTATGGTTAGCTGGTTTGTCAGCAATTGCCGTAAACTGTGCATACATAAACTTTACGTCAACGCTAGCTTTAAAAGTGTAACTTCCAGACACCGAAGCCTCATAGTAAGGCCCTTCTGAACAACGCCACCCTAAAGAAACTAAGTTTGAGCCAGGTATTACATTAGAGTAAGAGTTTGAAGGATCAACCTCTATAGTTGCTGGAAGACCACCAAAAGGATTCGATACCGTGTCGTTAGTTCCTTCTGCATAGTTAATTGTAAAATCTTGATCAATAAAAGAAGGCGTTATGCTGTTAAAGTTTGCATCTGCAATTTGATACATCGCGCTAGAGCCCAGAGCATAACCCTCTGGAGCAACGCTTGGCTGCGTAGAACTCATGTTTGAATTGCTTTCAAAGCTAGAAGAGAAGTCAGTAAACAAAGATTCAAATCCAGAATTAATTTTAGGATCTATGTTAGTAAAAGATTCATCTTGTACGTTGTAGTTTTCGTGGTAGTTTCCATACAATAGTCTACTAGAACTAAACTCTTGAGATCTAGCTTTTACTGGAACATTGTCAAATATTCTAAGCGATTGATCTTCACCAAGCGCCGCTCCAAATACTTCTGAGCTTATTTCTAATGATCCTTTGTAATTACTACCAATAGTTCCTTGAATATTCCAGTCAAAAGAATTTCTTTCGTAAGTTCTAATAACGTTGACTAGTGCTGAGTTTGTTTTTTTAAATAAAAGTTGAACTTTTTCAACGTCTCTAGGTATGTGAGGAGGTATAAAATCAGATACTTTTATACTTTTCGCCCTGTTAACCATACCACCGTTAAATCCTTTTATTGGATTATAAGAGTAAAAGCCAGCTTTAAAAGCTACATTAGAGTATGGTGATATTGCAGAGTATTCGCCGTCTATATATTTATATCTATAAGCAAAGCAAACAAAGTCATCTTCATACACTCTATCTCTATCATGTATTTCTGCTAGCCAAGATTCATCTGGTTCGGTGCCAGTGTATTCTTGCGACGTAGAAATTAACTTTACTCTAAACGTTGTAAATAAGTTTGCAGTAGATACTCCGTTTACAACTCCATTTGCGTGCGAAAACATTATTTGCACTAGCGCAGTTGAGTTTGTGATACTTCCAGTTAGTTGAAGAACATCACCAGTTCTCCAATTTACTCTTTCTGTTGCGGCAGATAAAGTTAATAAATTAAGGCCGTTAGGCATATTGCTACCGTCAGGTAAAAAAACTTCGTTTTCTGGCGTGGTAAAAGAAAAAGGGCTAACACCAGTGTCCGACAAAGTGTCACGTAACAAAACCAAAGAGGTAGTAGCTTCTGAATAATTAAAAGCTGTTGCTAATCCTTGCTCGTTTTGTGTTACAAGCTCTCCAAAATAACTTCCATATTCTACCTCATTGTTAGTCCTAATATTAATAGGTTGCCTCGTGGTTGTTATAGTTTCTACAACCGGTGGAGTTAAAGGATTTTTTCTTATTACCGTTATTAAAGATTCTTCTAGCGGCGTTTTTATTAATGTTCCGCTAACATCTCTCCAAATATGCGTAGAGTGCTTGTATATGAAACTAAGCTTTTCTCTAAATCTACTAAGAGATATTCTTTTAGGCTCTGTCTTATTGTCGGTGTAGTATAGTATGTCATCAACAAGATTTATTGATGATATAATTTTGTCTTCAGGAGTTTTAGTAGAAGGAGTGCCGTCTGTATTTTCTTCAACTTTGTTAACGCCAGCTTCAAAATTTAAAACTCTTTCTGCGGTAAACTTGAAAACAACTCCTGCATCAAGGTCTACTTGATTATAAGGAAAAAATGGTCCACCTGTAATCTCTATCTTTCCGTTGTCTTCTGAAGAAGTTAATATTTTTTTTACGTATAATTTGCTATTATCAGAATCTATTGGGTTTCCATTTACATCAACTTTTCTAACTCTCATCCCAACTCTTATACCAGCCGGAATATGCCCGCTGCCTTGAGTAGATGGATCTGAAGAAACAGTTTCTAGTCCAGTAATTATTCTATCGTTAGCTCCTTCTACGTAAGGTAAAGCAGCTGATCTTACTTCAAAAACATCAACTACAATAGGTCTTGTTGCACCTCCGTCTTGATTTGAGTAAGGCTTAAATTCAGTTATACAGTCTGACTTAATTCCAGTAAATCTTGTAGCGCCTGTATAAGTTCCATTAGCAACGAGATCGCTAGCTAAATGAATAAAATTGTATATTGCCTTAGTAGACTCATCGGCATGAACACCAACTGTAGTAGCGTTAGAACTTAATGCTCTACTACCAGCTATTAAAGAAAAACCGTTATGATCTGCAATCGTAGCGTTAATGTTGCTTTTTAAGTTTTGAACAGACCCAACGTTAGCTCCCTCTGAAGTAGTTACCTCTATATTTAAAGCGTCTCTATATTCTCCGCCAGGAACTAATCTCTCATCAAGATCTTTGTTCATTTTGCTCTTGAGAAAAGTTCTTTTAATCTCAGCCATTTACTAGTGTTTAATTTGTTTAGATTTACCTCTTAGTATTTGAGATATTTCTTCTAACTTAATATTTGATAATCTAAGCTTAGCTTGTCTTGTAGCTGCTTTCTTTTCTTTTCTAAGCCTTTGAACAACATACTCAGGCATGTTAGCTCTATTAGCTACAACAGCGTACGCTATATGTTTGTACATTGCTTCTTCGGCAAACTTGTGAACTCTAGACTCTGCATCCGTACCTAGACTATCGCTTATATATTTAACAGTGACTGTCTTGCCAGCTATAGAAGAACCAAAGTGAATTTTTCCATTTAGCTCATCAATATAAAACGTTCCATTTATTTGTGCGTTAGCAGGGTTTATGCCGTATCTTTGGCCTAAAAATAAGTCAAATAAATCAGTATCAAAGTTGTAAGCGTCTTCGTCAACGTTTGAACTAGTTTGTCCTTTAAACGATGTCCAAGTATCAGACTCTGATTGTAGATCAATAGCTCCATCGGCATCAGCGTCAATAAAGCCCTCGTCTCCAATTGCACCTGTTTGTAAAGGCGCGGTTGGATTACTAGTGTTTATAGCTGGATATAAAACTCTTTCTATACCGCTGCTATCAGTTCTAGTGATTTTAACGTAGTTAACATAGTCTTGAGGTAGTGACATTTGTAGTGTTGCTGGAACTTCTAACTCTAAAGACTTTACAGATTTTAAAGTATCAAAACTTAATTCTTGTAAAGCTCTTTGAGCATGAAATCTAACGTCTGTTTTGCTAATTTTACTTATTAGCTTATCTTCTCCAACGTATATTACAAGAAATGCATTTATAATATCTCTAAGTGAAGTAAACTGATAAGCTCCATGACCACTTGAAGCGCCATAGTAACCCGCTTGTGTTTGTGATATTTGAGCCATATATTATTGTTTTTCTTGTTGTATATCTTTTATTTCTTCACCAGCACCATACTGATATACTGAAGGATCTTTAATAGCCATACCAGCGAGCTTTAAAATAGTATAAACTAAGTTAGACTCTTCTGATTCGTGAACTTCGAAGTGCTGAACGTCACTTGCACTAGCATTATATATAGCGTTGTTTAAAACAACATTATAAGTCCAATTCACTAAACTTGGCTTCTTTATATAGTCACATGCTACATTAGATGTTTTTTGTGACAAAGCGTAATTTGTTGACGACGTGTGGCCGTAAACTTTTATAGCACCTTCTGTTCTTATGTAAATTGGATACTCGTCTCTTGGCGAAAGCAAATAGCTATTTTGTATTCTATAAAAATCTTTAAGAGAAATAAGCTCAGCTTCAACGCCGTTAAATCTAACGCAGTTTAACCTGTAAAGATCTGTAGGCAAAGTAACACCAGAACTTATTGTAGTATTGTACTTTTCAAAAGTACTTATTTTTTCTTTCAACATTTCTACAGCGTCTGCAAAAGTAGTGTTGTTTCCGTGTACTCTTAAAAATTGACCAAGATCATAAAAATATTGATCAAATATATCTAACTGCGCTTGATTAGCTAGTATGTTGAATTCTTGAGGAGTAATGTAACCTCTTTGTTCTTTGTTGGCAATAGCCAAAACTCTTTGATAAACTTTATTTACATCTACTGCCATTATGTTTTTTTTTATAGTTAAGCAACCACCCCGAAGAGTGGCTGCTCTACCATAGGATAGTTACGCGTTTAAGCGTTTTTCAATACTGGAGAAAACCTCCATACCTTCATCAGTTTTAAACCAAGCGGCTAAAGCTGAATAAGGATGCTCGTCAAAAGGTACGTTCATTAGTTTTCTATCGTTAGAACCCCATGTAAAAGTTCTTTGATCGCTAGACAACTTTAATATACCCATTTCAGTAGCTTTAATACCTGTGTTCCTCAAAGATACATTTTCATCGTTTACTAATTCTAAGAATAAACCAGGATTTCTTTTAGCATATAATAGTAAATCTCTTTTTAATTCCTTAGAACTCATCTCTGATACCTTAGATCCGATCTCTACACGCATAACAGCTTCAGCTAAATCAATATCTAAATCTCTAGCTACCATTAATGCTTCAATTTCCATTTCAATGTAATCTAATTGTTCGGCCGCTACTTCAGCAGGCTTGTCTTCAAAGTACATTACGTCTCTGTCTGGATGGTGCAATGATAAAAACTTTTGCAATACTGTTTTTTCTTTTGGTACAAACAAAGCTCCATTTCTAAATATAATGTGAGACAATCTTTGATCGCCTTTCATTTCATCAACAAAAACCGTTCTCTGGTTCTCACAATACTTTAATTCTCTTTCAAAACCTTTGTTTTCATCAAAGAAAAATATATTAGCAGATCTGATCATTCTTGATAAAGGCTTTTTCTTACCTTTCAAGTAGTATAATCTATCTTTAATCTCCCAATCGTTCTTAGGAGTCTCTACTTCTTTTTGTGCAACCGCTGTTTCAATAACAACTTCTTGCATTTCATTTGT